TTAAATATACTCAAAACAATCATAATCAAATTTTTTAGCAAAGGCATCAAGAAGATCACCAAAACTAGAAAAATCACATAACCCATATTCAGAAAAAGAATAATAAGTTTTAAAAAAGGTAGTATCAAATTCTTCATAATCATATAAATAATATTCTTCTACAACAATGCCTAAAACTAATTGCGGAAAATAACAAAAAGGATAGAAAGAACAATCAACTAATAATTTTTTCATAATATACTCCTTAAAATTCATTACATATCAAAAATCTATCTACAAAACTATCAATATCAGGGGCATTTAGATCGTGCTTTTTGTGATAGTGTGTGAAGTTGTCTAAATTACGATCTAGCATTAAATTTTCAACATAAGCCAAATGCTGAGCATTTACATCACCGCCCAAGCTTTGATAATAATTAACTAATTCGTAATCTTTCATTCTACTTATTGGTTTAGGCTTTTCATCGCTTTTAAAAAGCTCATCACAAAGCTTTAAAATTTGCCTTTGTTTTAAGGAATTGCCAAAGCTCTTTATCTCATCGCTTGCATCTTCATATCGTTTAATAGTGTTGCTATCTTTAATTATTCTAGTCTTTTGCCAAAGTTCGCCAAATTCATCAAATATTTTTAAAGGCTTCCTGGTACTAGGATCAACGACAACAGTAACCAAGCCTTTATTATAATTTTTAGTAAGAGATATTAGGTCAATACTGCCGTTTAGTTTTCTATAAATTTCAAGACTTACAAATGTTTTTGACATTGTAAAACGTCTGATTTTATGCTTTAAATACCAGTAGCTAATATCGGTCAAGTTATCCAAGTCAGGGTTTTGGCGTAAATCATCAAGTGTTTTAAAAATATACTTCATAACATACGAAGTAGCATTTTTAATATCAGTTTCAACTCTGCTATGAGTATCTAAAAAATTATCTTTAATAACTCGAACACAATCACTAAATTGTTCTTTTGGAACAAAAACAAGAAAATTTAAATGACAAGTCCCATCTAAATGTGGCTCTTTTGTAGTTATATAACATCTTTTATCTGAAGCAATACCCCTAAAACATCGAGAACCAATAATTTTTCTAACCAAAGCTTGAAGCTTACTAGCTCCTGCACTAACGCTATGCTTTTCATCATTGATATACTTTTTATTATAAACAAGCTTCTTTCTGCCACTCTTAAGAGTTATAAGCTTTTGTTGATGATATTCGCTAGGTAAAGTAAAAACAGCAAAAATGGGCTTTAAATCTTGTTTTAAAGCATAATCATTAAGGCTAGCAACACGATTATTAAGTTCAGCAATATATCTGCTTGAATTGTGCCAGCTAGAAAAATAAAAATTTGAGTAAGGAACATACTCGCCATTTATCATAAAGAAATTGCTGTCTAAAAATTTCTTTTGATTTTCTAGTTTAGTCTTTAAAAAGATTTTATCAATTTCACTAATTCCATACATTTTAATCCCTTGTACACACTTATATTATATATAGCCAAGAGCGCACGCTCATTCCCCGCTACGCGGGGCCCCTTTTGCGGTGCGCAATGCGCTCGTCAAGTAGCGTTCTAAGGCAAGGTGTTTATCTTTTGGATCATAATAAAACTCAGAAAAAATATCTTTTTCAGACGGAAGCATTGTAATAAATATACTAAAGCTATAATCAGTTGTTTTTTCGCTCTTATATGTAGTTATATCGCCAAGAATAGGAATATTTTCAACAAAAGGAATAGTTTTAGTTGATTTTATTGTTTCTTTGCTATTAATACCGCCAATAAGAAAAGAATTTGAATCAGTAAGATATACATTTGTTTTTAAATGCCTACTAGAAATTCTAGGAGTCAATGTATCATCAAGCAAACTTTCTATATATAAATCCAAAGTAAAGCTAACGTTATCATTAGTAATTAAGACATTTGTAATATAAAGCTTTAAGCCAACATCTTGATAATCAACTTGATTTGTAGTCATTCTTTGGTTGTTTTGAATTTCGATCGATGATTTTTGAATAGGAGTTTTTATAACGCTCTCAATTACGCTATCTTTATTATCAATAAGGGTAACTCTAGGATTATAAAGTAGATCAGATACACCCTTTTCTTTAAGCAAATTTATAAGGCTGGTAACAGAATCTTTATTGACTTTGGTGCTATCGACCGTAAGAACGTTGGTAATAATTTTAAAGTAAAAATGATCTAGTGGATTTAAAAGTGACTCTATACGTGGGCCAATTTCTTTAAGTTTTGTATTATCTGTGCTAATAATTGTAAAGCTAAGTTGCCTTAATTGATAGCTAGTGTCAAGCCCATTAATAAGATTATTAATAATCTCATACTGGCTTTCAGTAGTAATAAGCAGTATCCTATCACTATAAACAGTGTATTTTATGTTTTCATTAAATAAAGAAAGAGCAGAAACAACATCTTCTTTGGAAACGTGCTTAAATTTGATTATATAATCATTCAATACTGGCTTATCTTCAGTAGTTGGATTATATATCAACAAAACGCTATCTTGTATCAAATAATCAAGGCCATTAACGTTTAAAATATCTTTAAGTAACTTAGAAAAAGTATCAGTTTTACTTAGATCAAGCGTAGGTAAGAATACGTCAAAATTAGTATCAACATTACCACTAATGACAATATTTTTGCCAGTTATAGAACTAATCTCGCCTAAAAAATCGTTAAAGGTAATGTTACGATATTCTAAGGCAGATAAACTACTTGAGAGTAGGAAGCATAGGACTACTAGAATCAACTTTTTGAGATTTTTCATTTGCAAACCCTTGAGATGAATTTTCTAAGCTTTTTAAAACTCTTTCAAAATCTGCATGGCAAGAAACAAAATAATCAATGTAGTTGCCTGACTTCTTATCTTGTAAGAATATATGGCAGTTTGAGAAAGAAAGAAGTTGTAAGAAGCTATCTAAAGATAAATCAATGGCGTAATTTCTAAATTTACAACCATTCGGAAAGCAAGTTATCTTTAGATAGATTCTATTGCTGTTAAAAATAGTGGTGTTTATATCTGAATTATCAACGCTACTTGAAATTGTCTTAGGTGTTTTAGAATCAGAAGTATTTAAATCAACAAACCTAGTATCTTGACTAGATGACTGATCTGGCTCATGCTTAGGCTCTAAAAATTTATAAAGCAAATAAGAAAAAACTATAAAAGCTAATAAAAATATGATTTTTTTAGTCGCATAGCTTTTATAAATTTCTTTTGAGCCACTACTATATAAATCTGATACTTTTTGATTAAATTTTAGATTTTCAGAGCGAATAAGATTATAATTAAAATTAGATGATGTGCTATAAACCTTATATTTAAAAAGACTACTAAAGAGCCTTTTGCCACTAGGCTGGGCCATATACATTAATTCAGTATGAACTAAATATTCTCTATTTGTCTGACGTTTAGACTGAAATAAAAAAATAATATCAATGCCAAAGTGTCCGTGATAGCTTAAAAATCTACCCAAGCTATCATTAAATGTTTTTGTAAAGGTGTTGTAAGCTTCGTCAAGGACTATCAAGCAATGATGATAATTTTCATAGATGCCATTTTTTAAAGCATATTCATCATAATTATCTACATTATCTAAAAAGCCATTTTCATATTGAGAGTTAAGCGAATATTCTTGACTAACCGCAGTAAGAAAATCATTTTTATCATATTGCTTTACAAAGCCATCAAAATGATCAAATTTTAAGCCGTTAATATTAGTATAAATAAATCTATACTTTGATTCATCTTTTAAATGTAATTCGTATTCATCATTTATTATATGAACGGCTTTATATGTTTTTCCAGATCGTGGCGGACCAATGATTAAACTAAGCATTTTATCTACTCATTAATGTTAATAGATCAGTTATGATCTTAGTAATGTTGGCTCTAACATATAAGATAACCCTATAAAGCTGCAAGGCAAAGAAAAGGCTAAGAATAGAAATAAATAAAGTCATAGCAGTTGAGAAAGCAGAAGCTAAACCACTTTGATGTAAAAATTCCATAGCCGAGTTTAAAGCAGTCTGAGTAGGCAAGCCACCAAAAGAACCGCTAACGCTAGAGCCATAATCAAACATTTTTGGAATATATTCTCTTAATAAATTCCAAATTTTCATAATAAATAAAATAGCGTATCCAGCAAAGGCGACAAGAAAAGCCACAAAAGAAACATAAATAGGCACAATAAAGGCTAAAATAGTATTTCTTACGCCAATTTTCTTGACTATAAATTCAATAAAATTAACTATAAAACCGCCAACGGCACCAATTAACCATTTCATGATTCACCGCCTACCCTAAAGAGATATTTCAAAGAAAACATAATAATTTCAAAGCTAAACCAAATCGTAAAAAATATAGTAAGAATAGACTTATAAGGGCTGATAATACGACAAGGATCAATTAAAAATGAATTATTTTTATTGCTACCTGGAGTTGGGCCACTAATAGTAAAAGGACAAGTTCCTTTAGGAATTTCTGGAGTATCTATACCATTCTTAAAGACTTCCAGCGACTCATTAAAATTATTCATTAAATTGTCAATATCGCTCTTAAAGTTGTTTAAAAAATTAAAAGCGTCATTAACAGACACATCAAATTTAGCAAGCTCGCTTTGTAAAGCTGAAAAAGAAGTAGCAGTATTAATATTAGGATCATAATTCCATTGCTCTTGCTGTTGATTCTTGATAGAGGTTAAAGTATCGTTTATGGCATCGAGCTTAGCACCATTTCTATTTATAGCCTGCTCTAAAGAGCTTAAATCAATAGACTGGGATGGCTGGGTAGGTGTAGTAGTAGATGAACCACTACCGCCGTTATTACCTGAACCAGACGAGTTACCACCTGAACTAGATGTCCCGTCTTTAGGGATAGAATTAGTAACTTTATTATCAGAAGTAATAGTATTAACATAACCAGTTGAAAATTTACTACTACCTTTAGGAGTTTTATAAGTATAAGAATAAGTTACATCTTGAACCTTTGAACCAGTTTGCGTAGTAGTTTCAACAACATCAACATCAATAATACTTTGATCAGGAGTAACAATATTGCCTTTGTAGGTTGCTTTATTGCCAGTATTGCTAGTTTGCTTAATTGTCATCGGCAAATTAGGAGTAGGCTTATCAGAAGCCTTAAACATAGTATTTAGATCATAATCAAGATTTATATTTTTAACTTGATTAGGAACAGTTATTTCTTTTGTGGGGATAGGCTTAGACATATCCTTTAGCTTTGCAGTAACAACAGAATTGTTTTCAATTTTAGAAACCGAAGCATCTTTTGGAAGATCAAATTTTCTTAAATTTGGCGAAACATCGGCTAGTTTTTGTGGAGATTTTATAATATTTGATGAAGTTGAAGCAGCAGGATCAATCTTGCCAGTTTGTCTAAAGGTATTATTTAAAGCAATAGCGGAATCATCAACTGGCTTAAAATCAAAAACTGGCTCAGGGCCAGCCTTAGTAGCTTTAATATCAACTATTTGGGGTCTATATTCTAATAAATTTATCTTAGGCGCTTTTGAGCCACTAGCAAACAAACCTCTAAAAAAATTAGATAAAGAAGTAAGACCATTTTTTATAGAATTAATAGGCAAGGGGATCATAAATCCGCCCATAAGAAAAAGATCACTTTCGAGCTGTTGTTCGGCTTCAAGTTTATGAAGGGTAGAAGTTGTATAACAACCTTCAGGGAAACTCATACAAGCAGTTAATTCAGGACCATAAAGATCAGCACAATCATGATAAACCATGCCAAATGATTTACACTTATCCCTATCAATGTTAGGATCAGGAAGACACTCTTCAACAGTTGCATCTCTCAAAAGAAGCTCTACTTTTCTTTCATTGTAGATCATAGGAGAAGGACACCAATCAGGACGTTTAAGTTTAGGCTCACATTTACCAGTTTCTTTATTGAAAATTTGATCAGCAGGACACGAATCAACGCAAGCATTTTTTTCAACGTCCCATTTTTGACCAGCTGGGCAAGTATCAACACATTGCATAGTATCAGTGTTAAATTCTTGATTTAGATTACATCTAGCAACTTCTTTGGAATTAAAAACAGTAAAATCATAATAGTTAAACACTGGGTCTTTAGGATAATCAGAAGCAACATAACGTTCATAATCGCCAATACTGCCACGCTGACCAAAACGGCCAGATCTAAGCTCACCACCTATATAAACATGACCATAGCCAACATAAAAACCTGGCTCATGTGAGCCAACAAAATAATAAGCATCTTGGCTAATTGTAAAAGAATAGATAAAGTAATAACCAGTTTCAGGCGATCTAAGACCGTAATAATTATTACCTTTTAAAAATTTGCCATCAATAGGCTTAAAAGAACTAGGCAAATTATAATCACGCATAACCCAATAATAGCCGTTATCGCCATTTTTAGAAAAAGCAAGAGAGCATAAAAGAGATAAGAAAATGAAAGATCTAATTAGAAATTTCATATAAAATCCTTAAATAAATTTTTATTCATAAATATTTATCTCCTATAAATTACTGACGCCCTTCGGTTGTCGCTTCATTTTTTCAGGAAAAAATGAAGTTAAAAATTTAGTATCCAGCGCCTTTAAAATTTAAAACCTATTTGACAAAAGAAAGAGCTATAACGTAAATAAAAATAGGAACGAAAAAGAGAGAAAAAACGTTTAAAAAATAGTTAAATACATCGTTATTAAATACTTCAATCATCGTGTAGCTCCGACTATGATTAAGCCAATAAGGAAAGAAAATGCTATAAGTATCGCAGAAAGACCCATTAAAAAATTAAATTGATGTTCATATATGCCTAAGTTTGAAATTAAATCATTTTTTTGCATGTAGCAAATATTAGTTTCAGTATTAAAAATATAATTAGTTTGAAAATTAGAAAGAGAATCATAAGAAATAGAAACGCTACTATCAAAATTTTCAAGAAATATTGTTTTATCTTTTATATAAAAATCTTTAACGCAGGTATTTAAACTAGGGATATATATAGCATTTTCTTTCATTATTATGCACCTTTAAAGGGGCAAGAAGCCCCTAAAATTACTTGATGAAAGATTTAACTCTGCCAGCTATCATAAAGATGAAAGCAACAGCGATAACACCAGCAAATACATAGTCAAATAAAGCATAGTCAGCTTTTAACGGCGTAGTTGGAATAACTGGAGCATCTCCAGCGAAAAGAGCAGGAGCTGAAAGCAATGCAGAGCTAACAGCAGCAACTTTAACCTTAGTAGATTCTAGAAAATTTTTAGTTTTTTCCATATCTAACTCCTTTTTATAAATTTACGAGCTTTTAAACTCTAGAAAATCTATAAAAATAAACTTTCTAGAGATTAATGCGGGAGAGTGGTTTGCTACTCACATTAAGGCATAGCCCCCGCTTTTTTTGTTATTTAGATGGCTTTGTTTCCTTTAAAAAAGGATTTTCATTAAAGACTTGAAAACTCAAACTCTCATCAGGGAACATATAAGCACCATTACGAGTATTTAAAAAACGATATGGAACAGCAATATATTTGCCTTTGACGGAATCAAATTTAGGCTTTAAAGAAAAATCATAATTTATAGTTTCGGTTGATTTGACAAGGTAACCGTGCTGGTCACGACTTTCAAATGTAATAGTTACATCAATAGATGATGAAACTTCACCAGTTTTCTTGTCGATACGAGAAATTGGACGAACTTCGTCACAAAGGCCTAAAAGGTAAGTGTACAT